TTGCATGGAATCCGTCATCGGATACTTATCATTTTGTAGTTGAGGATTCTCGTGAGGGATGGGTGGCTTCGATGGCTGCTGTCCTTCGCTGGGGACTTGGGTTTGATCCTGAGCCTCTCATCGACTATTCCCGTATCCGACCTGCGGGCACTGTTATCAAGGGCTTTGGTGGCGTTTCAGAGGGGCCTGAGCCGCTTGTGAAACTCAATGAGTCGCTGCGTGAAATTATTAAGCAAGATGCTGGGAATAAGATCAGTTCCCGTAATATTGTTGATATAATGAATCTTATAGGACGATGTGTCGTTTCAGGAAACGTGCGTCGATCTGCTGAGATTGCCTTCGGTGAAGTTGATGATGAAGTTTTCCTTGATCTCAAAAATTACGAAAGATTTCCCGAGCGAGTTGAATACGGCTGGTCATCGAATAACAGCCTATTTGCAGAAGTGGGCATGGACTATTTACGGTTTGCTGACGCTATTACCAGGAATGGAGAACCTGGATTCATTTGGCTTGAGAACATCCAGAAGTTCGGACGAATGGTCGAAGCGCCGAACAATAAAGACTGGCGAGCACGAGGAACAAACCCCTGCGTAGAGCAGTCTCTTGAGCCTTATGAGGTTTGTTGCCTGGTAGAAACTTTTCCGTTCCATCATGAAAGTATTGAGGACTACCAGAATACTTTAAAGTATGCTTTCATTTATGCGAAAGCGGTAACATTGGTTAAGACTCATTGGATTGATACTAATGCTGTAATGCTACGTAACCGTCGTATCGGAACGTCAATGAGCGGAATCGCTCAGTTCATTGCTCACCGTGGCAAGAAAGATCTTATTAAGTGGTGCAGCGAGGGATATAAAACCATCCAGCGTTACGACAAAGTTTATTCTGAATGGCTTTGTACTCGTGAGTCTATTAAGACTACAAGTATTAAGCCTTCCGGTACCGTTTCACTTCTTGCTGGAGCAACACCCGGTTGCCACTATCCGACATTCAAATATTACATTCGTCGGATTCGTTTCCCTGAGCGGCATCCTGATGTGCAGCGTTTCGTAAATGCTGGATATAAAGTTGAACAGGCTGTTAATGAGCCGAATACGATGATCGTTGAGTTTCCCGTTGAAGGTGACGATAAGGTTCCGACAGAGCGTGAAGTAACATTAGGTGAGAAGTTGGCTGTAGCCGTTCTGCTTCAGAAGTATTGGGCGGATAATCAGGTGAGTTGTACAGCAACTTTTGATCCTGAACGAGAAGGTCATCTTATTCCTGATCTTCTCTCTGCTTATGATAGTCAATTGAAGGGTATTTCTTTTCTTCCCCTGACGGATTTCGGTGCATATCCGCAGATGCCTTATGAGGCAATTAGTAAAGAAGAGTACGATGAGCGTATCGCCGGAATTCAGCGCATCGAATGGGGAGAATCCATTCATGAGGAAACTGATAGTTTCTGTGATGGATTAGCGTGTACGATTGAGCAATGAAAAATAAGGTGCGGTGGGAATGGATTGGATTTTCTGCGTCATTGGGAACATTTATTGGCCTTGAAGTTTATGCTATTATGACTAAGAAAATCCGTCCGTTCTCGCATCTTGTTAAAAAGGCTCAGTTTAATGAAACAACAAAGTACACTCTGATGGGTGCATGGACTGGCTTCTGTATTTGGACAATCAAACACTTTTTCTTTGAGGAATAATGAAATACGGATTATTTGAATCTGCTATCGCGGACTGTGATCATGAGATCATTCTTGAAGAAATTCTAGATAAATTTGTTATACAGATATGGTGTGAAGATTGTTTATATAAACATTCTTTTGAATTGGTAGAATCTTTTGATTCTCTTAACGAACTTTGGGCTTTTTTGAAAGAAGAAGTATAAAACTTATCATTTTTGTCAAAAAACTTGCTTGGTTGACGAAAATATGATATATTCTTAATATGAATCACCAAAAATCTCGCAAATTTATTGTTCCCGAGCACTCATATGGTGTTTGTTTGTGGGATGTTGATGGCGCATACCTCTCAGACGGAGATGGTTTTCTCTCTATGGAGGGTGTAGTTGGTGATAAGCGTGTCGAAGATAAAGTCCGTGAGGCTGCTTACTATTGGTTAGAAGAAAGAATTGGACAGCCAGTTTGGATTCGTGGCGGTCGTAAAATTACCGCAGATGAACTGGACGATCAGAACGCTCGCCTTCTTGCAGGAAAGATTCCTGACCCTATTGAAGCAATTCGTCTTGCTGAGAAGGGCAACTGGTAATGGTTTACGGAAGTCATTCCGCTGGCGTTGCTCCAGAAGATCCGGTAGAAGAAATCAATATTGATTTTGTTCGTGAGCAAATTTTAGAAAAGAAAAGCGAACAAGATCCTTTCGCTCAGATCAATGTAAATAACTTTCGTAAGAATGCTCCCGTACATAAACGGTATGAGCAATTACGGAAGCAGTACCGTGGCATGGACGGGGCTGAAGCAAAGTTCATTGATCCAGAGCAAATGTATGGCTACACATTATTTGATGTTGTTGAGCCGCCGTATAATCTTTTGGCACTTGGTCAACTTTATGATGAGAGTGCCATTCTTCATGCTGTAGTCGATTCTCGTGTGATGAACACAGTTGGACTTGGTTTTTCTTGGGAGCCTACATTAAAGGCTAAGAAGCAGATTGAGCGTAGTAGCAGATCGATGGATTCTGCTGATCGGACTCGTACCGCTCATCAAAAAGAGCAAGATCGACTAAACGAGTCATTTGACGAATTTAATGAGGAAGAAACTTTTATTGAAACTCTTATTCGTATTTGGCTTGATGTTTTAACTCTTGGTAATGGTTATATGGAAATCGGTCGAACAACAACAGGGAAGATTGGTTATGTCGGCCATGTTCCTGGCACTCTTGTTCGTGTTCGGCGGGACCGTGATGGATTTGTTCAGACTGCTAATCAGTCTGGAACCATGAAGAACAGTGTTTTCTTTCGTAATTTTCAGGATAAGGAAACCAAAGATCCGATTAATGGTGATCCGAATCCTAATGAGATGATTCATTTTAAACTTTATACGCCGAATAATAACTATTACGGAATTCCGCCTTCAGTTTCTGCTCTTCATGCCATTATGGGTGATAAATTCGCTAAAGAGTTTAATATTGATTATTTTGAGAACAAGGCTATTCCTCGTTATGCCATTATTCTCAAGGGCGTAAAACTTTCTGAGAAGTCGAAGCGTGAATTGATTCAATATTTCCGCAATGAGGTCAAGGGAAAGAATCATGGAACGCTTGTTGTGCCTCTGCCTTCTACTGTCGGTAGTAATAGTCAGGCAGATATTAAGTTTGAGAAACTTGAGGCTGATATTCAGGACGGATCATTCGATAAGTATCGTCGTGCTAATCGTGATGAAATTGTTACGTCTTATCGTGTTCCTCCGACAAAGGTGGGCATTTTAGATAATGCTAATTTGGCAGTTTCTAGGGATGCAGATAAAACATTCAAGAGTCAAGTTGTTGGTCCTGATCAGGCAATTGCCGAAAAGAAAATTAATCGCCTTGTCAGGGAGTTCACAGATCTTTTCAAGTTAAAACTGGTTCAGTTGGATGTGATTGATGAGGATCTGAAGTCTCGTATTCATGACCGTTATGCACGTATTGGTGCTATGAATATTAATGAGATTCGACAAGTTATCGGACTACAACCGGCTGAGGGTGGAGACAAACCGCTTCCGTATCCTGTACGTTCTGGATATCAGAATGGTGAAGTTTGGCCTGATATCGAAACTGCTACCACGAATACTAGAGGTGGTCAGCCTGGTAATGACAATGCTGGTATTCCACCGAAATCTGGTCAAGATAATGGAACGAATGTTTCTAGTGCTGATGCTACAGGGACTAACGCTGAAAGAGGTCAGCAGCAAGATTCGGGAGATAATCCCGATACAACAGGAGGAAATCAATAATGGTAGTTTTAAAGTCTGGTACTAATGTTAGTGCCGGAACAATCACAGTAGGATTTAGTTGCTCTGTTCTTAAAGTTAAGCATAAGGGCGGTACGGCTGTTATTAAACTTAATGATCAGCAAATTTCAATTGATACAGATAAAGAATATGATACATTTGAAGTTGACTTCGATGATTTTGTAGTTGTATCTGGTACTATTGATTATGTGGCTATTGGCTGATTTGATTATTAGTCAATATTTTGGTATGTTTTTATGATGGAAGAAATTAAGTTTAACTTCCCTTTCAATAAAGTTAACAAAGATAAAAGAATTGTAACAGGTATCGCCACTTCTGATAATATTGATCAGTCTGGTGATATTGTTGATTTTAATGCGTCACTTGACGCATTTAAGTCTTGGGTTGGCAATATTCGTGAGATGCATGGTCGTGAGGCGGTCGGCAAGGCTGTTTCATATAATCCTGTAATGATTGACTATCAGGGTCAACGCTATTCAGGTATTGAAGTTACTGCTTATATTTCTAAAGGTGCGCCGAACACTTGGGAAAAAGTTCTGGACGGCACTCTTCGCGGTTTTTCTATCGGTGGCGGTATCATTGCTAAAGATACCGTTAATATTGGTGGTGAAGATCATCGAAGAATTACAAAGTATGTTCTTGGTGAGTTATCTCTTGTAGATAATCCCGATAATCCTGCTGCTCTTATTTCTATGATTAAGATGGCAGATGATGGTTCGCTTGAGATGGATCTTGAAAAAGAGCGTTATCATATTTTTTATTGTGAAACTCATAAAATGGTTAAGGCCAATTCTAATGAGTGCGATGATTGTGAAACTCCGATGGTAGATATTGGTTTCACAGAAGATTTTTCGACTGAAGTTGTCGATAAGATGATTGAAGATTTTGAGATCTCTAAAGTTACGAATGACACGGAGAAAACTTCGGAGTTTGATTCTCTTTCAGAGAATGTTTGCATTGAGTGCGGATTGCCTATTAACGATGAAGATTATGAAGATTTTTGTGCAGCGTGCGATGAAGCCATTTTCGGTTCTGATGTAGAAAAGGCTGAGGGTTTTGTTCCTCCTCAGGGTGTGCGTTCCGCTGCTGCTCGTGGATTGGCTTTAAGAGATGAGTTTAATCGTGGCGGCACAATGGTTGGTGTTGCCCGAGCACGTGATCTTTCTAATGGTAAGGCTGTAAGTCTTTCAACTGTTAGGAGAATGGTTTCTTATTTTGCTCGTCATGAAGTTGACAAGCAGGGTCAGGGTTG